GGTCTTTATTCTTTGTTATCACAAGAGTTTCAAATGCCTGTCGTTACTAGGTTAATGGCAAGGATGGGTAAAGAAGGAAGACTTCCTAAGCTACCTAAAGACATTGTTAAACCTACTATTGTTACTGGTGTTGAAGCACTAGGACGAGGTAATGACTTACAAAAACTTGATCTATTCCTTGCAGGTGCTAATCAGATAGTTGGTCCACAAGCAGTTGCTGAATATGTTAATGTATCTGACTACTTCAAAAGAAGAGCTACTGCATTAGGCATAGAGACTGAAGGATTAATCAAGACAGAAGAAGAAATTCAACAAGCTATGCAGATGGCACAACAACAAGAGATGATGATGAAGTTGGGTCAACCTGCTGTAGCACCTGCTATCAATGCTGCACAAGAGCAGTATATGAGTAGTCAACAACAACCACAAGAAGAGTAAAGAGAGATATGGCGAATACTAAACTAGAACCTAAAGAAGAATCTAAGTTTAAAGATTGGTGGGAAAAAGATAAAAAAGTAAAAGCTTGGAGAGCAGAATTTAAAAAAGACTTTGGTTTTGAACCTAGTCCTAATAGTCCAGGATATGATTACAGGGGCGCGTGGAAAGCTGGAATAAAACCAGAAGCTACTTACGAACCAGAGACTAAAAAAACAAGACACCATTGGGGCAGTATAGGAGAGGGTGGAAAGGATTTAAAATCTAAAGATCATCCTACTCGTTGGAAATCTGATTACATGAAAGTCACAGGTGTTAATCCAGATTTAGAAGGCATAACAGAGGAAGAAGGCAAAATGGTTTTAAGAGAATCATTGCGATTAAAAAAGAAATAAAAACATAAACACAGAAAGAGAGAGATATGGCTGAATTACACCGAGTAGAGATAAATGAGAAAGCACCACAGGAGATTGACCCTGAGTCAGAGGAGACTGTTGAATCAGTACCTGAAGAACAAACGCAACAGGATAGACCTGATTGGTTACCTGAAAAGTTTAAGAGTGCTGAGGATATGGCTAATGCCTATAGTGAACTTGAAAAGAAATTGGGAGCAGGGGCTGAACAAGAAGAAGAACAACAACCAGAAGAAGAGCAAAGCGATGAACAACAAGAGGACACAGATACAGAAAACACGGATACTAATACTGTTATTGCTGAAGCTAGTAAAGAGTTCTTTGAGAATGACGGTGTTATATCTGAAGAGACCTATAAGAATCTTGCTGAAGTTGGGCTACCGAAGGAGTTAGTAGATAGCTACGCTGCTGGTCAACAAGCATTGATGGAAAGTGAAGAAGGAAGCATCAAGGCTGTAGCAGATGGTAATTGGGATCAAATGGCAGAATGGGCATCTAACAACCTCTCACCTGAAGAGATAAATACTTTTGATGATATAGTACAGAACGGAACAGTTGACCAAGCAAAGCTTGCAGCTAAAGGACTGTACGCACAATACAAGGCAGAGAATGGAGTTACACCTAGACTAACACAAGGTTCAGTTACTGGTTCAGCTACTATGCCTTTCAAGTCTAATCAGGAACTTGCTAGAGCAATGTCTGATCCTCGATATAAAAGTGGTGACAAAGCTTATCACGAAGAGATTGACAGACGCATCGCAGTAAGTAACAATTACCTTTAATATTAGTTTTGCTCGTAGAAAAGCCTTGGACTCCACTTATTTTTCTCCCAGTTTTTTGGTTGCTGGTTTTTTTAGGTGGATGTTCCAAGGCTACTTTCTACCCACTAGCTGGTAGTGTAGGCGGAGCAACTGTAGGTGCTTTAGGTGGTCCTGGTCCTGCCGCTGGCGGTGCTGCTCTAGGATGGGGAGTAGGAAAAGGAGCACAGTTAATGGAAGAAAACCAAGGACTAGCTAATAAGGCTAAGGCTTTATCTGAAGGAGATGTACAGAAACTTGTACAATTACAACTAGATGAAAAGATGGATGATGGATTCTTTGATTCTATGTTAGACGAAGTGTATGGATTCTTGAAACTATGTCTAGTAGGTGTTATCCTTTGGAATGTAGTACCTATAATCTACACTAGATATGTACACAATAAAGCTAAGAATAAATGAAAAAACTATTAGATAAATACAATTCACTAACAAAGAAGGAAAAGGCTATTGTCTTGACTGTTCTTTGCTTAGGTGGAATTATTATATTAAATTCACTTTGAATAGACAATTAGTATAACTAATGTCAAGACCCACTGCGGTGGACAATCTCGAACAAAGGTTACAACGAAAGTCACATAACATAAACACAAACATTAATAACAAAATACATAAGGAGATAACATAATATGTCTAATACAACTCCCTCTCGTGTAGGACAAGTTAATGGTGCTGGTAATGTAGATGCTTTGTTTCTTAAAAAGTTCAGCGGAGAAATCTTGCAGACCTTTGAAGAGGCTAACATTTTCAAACCACTTCATACTATCCGCACAATCGAAAACGGTAAATCAGCTCAGTTCCCTGTTACAGGAATTGCTTCTGCAAATTACCACACGCCAGGCGAAAGCATTGCTTCTAACGGTTTAACTGGAGCAGGTGGATACCTCAGTGACATCAAGAAAGCTGAACAAACCATCACTATTGATAAGATGCTTTTGGCTTCTACTTTCTTGTCTAACATTGATGATGTAAAGAACCATTACGACATTCGTTCAGTTTACGCTAACGAGTTAGGTAAGGCTCTTGCACTTCGCTTCGACACTGCTATTGCTAAAGTATTCATAGCTGCTGCTCGTAGTTCTGCTGTCATTACTGGCGGTAAAACTGGTGGACAACTTGATGTTGCTAACAATGACTTCAGTGCTGGAGATGTTGCAGGTACTCCTGCTGCTGTTACTGGTGCTGAGTTAATCACTGCTTTGTTTTCAGCTGCTCAAAAGCTTGACGAGAATGATGTTCCTAGTGACGGACGCTTTGCTGTTCTTCGTCCTAGTGAATACTACAAACTTATTACAGGAGGTAGCGGTGCAGTTGCTATCAATACCTCTGCTGCTAATAAAGATGTAGGAGGTTCAGGATCGCTTGCTTCTGGTAGCATTGCACAAGTAGCTGGTATCAACATACTCAAATCCACTCACATCCCATCAACTGACTTGTCAGCTGTTTCTACTGGAGACGGTTCATCAGATAATGATGTGTTTGCTGGAAATGGTGAAGGATACAATGGTGACTTCAGAAACAGCTTGGGTATCGTAGGACACTCTGCTGCTGTTGGAACTGTTAAACTACTTGATCTTGCTACTGAATCTGAATATCAGATTGAGCGTCAAGGTACATTGTTCGTTGCTAAGTATGCTATGGGTCACGGAATCCTCCGTCCTGAGTGTGCTATCGAATTAGTATCTTAATAGGATTCTCTCTTCGGTGTTGGGTGGTCTGTGATTCGTTCCGCACCCTCCACCGATATTTTTATTTATTAAGCTATGGCACTGACAACTAAACTAGAAGCGGTAAACATAATGATCTCTGTAATAGGAGAATCACCTGTTAATACTTTAAGTGGAACAAGTGTTCCTGTAACAGTTACACAAGCAGTCCATGCTTTAGAAGAAACAAGTAAGGCTATCCAATCGGAAGGATGGCATTTCAATACTGAGTATGATTATCCATTAGTACCAGATGCTAATACAAGTAAGATTACTCTTCCGAACAATACATTAAAGGTAGACTTAGACCCTGAGTTAAATACAGATACTGATCCTGTACAAAGAGGTACTACACTGTACGACAGGAAGAATCACAGGGATACTTGGACTAAGGACTTAAAAGCTATAATTACTTTTGAGTTGGAATTTGAAGAACTACCTGAACAATTTAGACATTACATATCTGTTAAAGCTGCTAGAATATTTGCTGCTAGGTTCTTAGGTAGTAGAGAGATAGAAGGCTTTGCATTGAGAGATGAGATAGAAGCAAAAGCTAGGGCTATTGAAAGTGATACTGAGAATGCAGACAGGACTATCTTCGATCACTATAGCGTGTTACGAGTACTTGATCGCTAGAGATGCCACTGCTTCACACCAGTATTCCTAACCTTGCACAAGGTGTATCACAACAGCCTGACAATTTAAGATACCCTGGACAGTGTGATGAGCAGATAAATGCTTGGTCAACTGTAGTAGAGGGATTAGTAAAAAGACCTAATAGTAGGTTTTTATATGATACTGATTTAGGTGCTGATGTATCTTCTGACTTATTCAGTCACTATGTAGACAGGGATGAACAGAATAAATATGTTATTACCTATGACTCTACAAATGGATTAAAAGCATTTGATCTTACAGCTGATAACATAGGAGATGCTGAACTTCCTATAACTGTTGAGGATGCTGCTGCTGAAACTTACCTTACAAGTGCTACTAATCCTGTCAAAGACCTCAGAGCTTTAACTATTGCAGACTCTACATTCCTAGTAAGTAAGAAGAAGACTGTCCTAAAGGACTCCACATTGAAGTCTAAGGACTTGGAAAACGAAGCTTTGATATTTGTTAAGCTAGGAGACTATGAGAAGAAATATGATGTATTCCTAGATAATCAACTTGTACCTGTGCCTACGGTCTTTAGCGGTACTCACCACGACTGGGATCATATTAGTCCTAAACAAAAAGAATCTACATATATAAGTGGACCTAGTAATGATGTATTACACGCTGATACTGCTTATATAGCTGACGATTTAAAAACTTGTATAGATACTTTTGTAGGGTCAGCAGGTGTGTTAAGTGGTGTTAGTTTTACTACAGGAACAGGGTCAGGATTTACACCATCAGGAGGTAATTTTTCTCGTTATGTCAGCTATACATATACTGTTAATCAAACAATAGCGAGTACTGGTGCTGTAGTTTCAGGTGCTGGAGGAGAAATTGTATTTAACTCTAGTGGACAAGTAACTAGTTCTACTTTAACTCATAAAGGTACAGGGTATGATTCAGACATTAGTACTAATCCTTTGTCGTTAGTAATTAAAAAGATAACTACTATTCAAGTTGATAAAGGTATAAGAAGTATTAGTGGTAGATATTCTACTACATACGAAACGGAAGTTATCACAGGTGCTCCTTATACTTTACCTACTTTTACTGCTACCGTTTCAGGATCAACTACTAAGTTTACAACTGAAAGACAAGATAGTGTTATAAAGATAACATCTGATTCTGACTTTCAAATTAAAGTTGCAGATGGTTTATCTAATCAAGCATTAGGTGTTATTTATAAAGAAGTAGATAACATCACTGACTTACCTAAAGAATGTTTCAATCTATTCAGAGTTAAGATTATTGGTGATGCCGACTTAGACCAAGATGATTACTATGTTAAATTCAAGACAAAGGATAACGAAGATTTCGGAGAAGGTTCTTGGATAGAAGATGCAGGATGGACAAACGAAGGAACAGATAAGTCGGAGTCACTAGGTATAGAAACATTCTTTGACCAAGAGACAATGCCTGTAAGATTAGTACCTACACCATCCACAGGTAAGATCACAGGATTTACATTGAAGTTGATTGACTGGACACCTAGAGGAGCAGGAGATGACAACACTAATCCATTTCCATCTTTCACAGGTTCTACAATCAATGACATCTTTTTCTTTAAGAATAGACTAGGAGTGCTTACTGATGATGCTGTGGTGTTCTCTGAAGCAGATGAATACTTTAACTTCTTTAGGACTACGACACAATCTCTGTTAGACTCTGCTCCTATAGATGTAGGAGTGTCTCACACTAAGATTAGTATCTTACAACATGCACAGGCATTCCAGGAGAAGTTAATGTTGTTCTCTCCTAAGACTCAGTTTGTACTTAGAGGTGGAGATTTGTTAACACCTAAGACTGTTACTATATCACCAGTCACTGAGTATGATGTGTCAGAAACTATTCGTCCATTAGCACTTAGTAACTATATATACTTCAACTTTAAAAGAAATAACTTTGAAGGATTGCTAGAGTACACAGTAGATAATAATACTGAGACATACAGAGCTGTTGAGATAACAGAACAGATAAACAAGTACATACCAACTAACATAGTAAGGATGGAAGGCAGTTCAGCAGAGAACATGGTAGTTGTACAATCCGACAGTGACTATAAGAAGTTGTATGTATATAAATACTTTTGGCAGGGTAATGAGAAGATACAGAGTGCTTGGATGACTTTCTCATTTGCTAAGGACATTAGAAGTTTTTACTTCATTGAATCTACTTTGTATGTCATAGCTACAGATTCATCTGGTACTTACTTAGAATCTATTCCTATGGAAAATGGATTGATAGATACTGAAAGGGACTATGTTCTATTGTTAGATCAAAGAATACAAAGTAATAACACTGAGTATGTAAGAAATATAAATTATACTAAATTAGGAAGTTCTTCTCCTCAAGGTTTTGATGGTGGTCAATTTACAGATGTTACTTACATGAGGTTTCAGAATAGCTATCTATTTAAAGAAGGTATGGCTGTATATTCTAAGAATGGAAACAGAAGAGAAGTAACAAGACATTCAACAAACAAGATAGAAATCTTAATAGATGGCAGGTTAGCACATTATGTTAACTATGAAGGTGCATTATATAAATGTATCCAAGGACACACTTCATCAAGTACTATACTTCCTGACACAGACACTCAAAGATGGGCAGCAACTTCTGAAGTTGATACAGCACCTGAGTGGAGTGAAAATAATCACGAATACCTAAGTGAGTTCGACTTCTTCATAGGATATGAGTATGATATGTTATACAGGTTCTCTAAGCAGAACTTGAAACAACCTACAGAAAGAGGAGGACGATCTGCATCTGACTATACATTCCAAACTATCCGTAACGGTAGTATTGAGTATTCAGAGACTGGACACTTTACTGTAGAAGTAACTCCTAAATTCAGAGATACTTACACTTACACTTACAATCCTACTTTGTTAGCTTCTGTAAGTACACTTAGTAAGTTCACACCTGAGACTGGATTCTTTAAGTTTGCAGTACAAGCTCAACCTAATGATGCAACTATAGAAGTTAAGAGTAGTTCTGCACTGCCTTGTAAGTTATTAGCTGCTGAGTTTGAATCAACAATGATACCTAGAAGTAGAAGATATGGAAGTTAGAATTGAACCTAGCATGGCTGATCTTGATGCTCCTATGTTATATGAAGACTTACGAGAAGAAGATATGATGGAGTGTATAGGATTAATGCACCACCCTAGAGATGCCGTGTACAGTTCCTTTGAAGCTAGTAGTAAATGTTATAGCGTCAAAGATTGTCAAGACGGATTGTTAGCTTGCTTCGGAGTTAGTCCTAGAGAGAACATAGGAATAGCTTGGTTGTTAGGTACTAGAAACTTTTATAAGATTAAGAAGAAGTTTGTTAAAGAATCACAGATGTGGATAGATGATTTGATGGATGGATTTGACTACTTAACAAACTATGTTATGGAAGCTAATACACTGAGTGTTAGGTGGTTGACTTGGTTAGGTGCTACTTTTGAAGATTGCAATTATCCTGGTTATAAGTCATTTAAGATAGAGAGGAAGTAATTTATTATGTGTTTTCCAGCGATAGGAGCTTTAGTAGCAGGTTATGGTTCAACAGCAGCAGCAACAGCAGCAGGTGTTTCAGCGGCATCGTTAGCAACGACAGGTATTGCAGCAACAAGTGCAGCGGTAGGTGCTGCGTCTTCAATAGCAGGATATGCAGGACAAAGACAACAAGCTAAACAACAAGCAGCTTTTCAAGCACAGTCAGCAGCAGCAGAACAACAAAGATCGTTACAGGAACAGACCTCAATCCGTATGCGACAAGCACAAGAGAAAGAAGCTACGGCAAGGGAACTTGAACAAGTAAGTAAGAAATCTCAAGAAGCTTTAGCTAGAGCTAGAGTATCGGCTGGAGAAGCAGGAGTTGCTGGTGCTAGTGTACAGGCTTTGATGGATGACTATACTAGGCAGGAAGCAGGGTATAGAGCTGCTGTTACTAGACAACAAGAGCTGAGTGGATTAGGCACACAATTAGGATTAGAACAGGCAGGACTAGCTTCTCAACAAAGACTTATAAGTATTCAACAACCTATAGATAGACCTAGCTTTCTTACGGCAGGATTAGGTGCTATCAGCGGTGGACTTGAAGGGTACAGGACTGGATTGGCAATCGGTAAGGAAATTACATAATGGCAGAACGAGTACAAGTACAAGGATTAGGAGGTGCTGTTCCAGGCATTCAACCTACTATTCAACGAGCAGGGCAGTACAGTGTAGGTCAGCGTAGAGCTGGTAGGAATAAGTTGATGGACCTTGCAGATGCTCTAGGTCAAGTCAATCCTGCTCTTCAATCGTACGGTCAGATACAAGAGTTTCAATTTCAAGAAGGAGCAGAGAGAGGAGCGATGGAAGCATCGACTGTTGATCTTGAACAATCAATAGAAGGCTTAGACGCAACTGGAGAGAAGTTAGTAGAACAAGGACTGTTACCTAGATCACAACTTGTTGGTTATCAGCGAGCCTTTCGTAAGCGTATAGGACAGAGACAAGCTAGAACTACTTACTTCAAAGCCTTAAATGATAGGTTAAACGAAGTAACACAGAATTTAGATAGCGATGCTGATATTATTGATAGTATAATAGCAGAGGAAAAAACCAAAGCTATGGAGCAGATCGGAGGTTCTCAGTTTGCTTTGCAAGGTTTTGCTGACTACTCAGAGGCTATAGAAAATAATTTCTTCACTAACGCTACTAAGAAGAGAGATAGAGCTGTTCAAGATTATAACGAGAGTATGGTCATTGAGGATTTAAACCAAGACTTCGGAGAATTATTTACACAAGCAACATCTCCAAATGATATAGCCCAAGTACAATTACAACTGAAAAACAAACTAGACCAAATATCAACTGAAGGTCGTATCCCTCGTTCTCGTGTAATTGAATTAGCTTGGAACGGTTTTGCTGTACCTAATATAAATAATCTTTTAATAGGAGATAAACCACAACCTGATAAAGCTGAGAAGATGCTAGATTCTTTACTTGATATAGATTTAACAGGTAAAGGAGGTAAGTTAGGCAACATAAATAGAGAAGGTGCTTATATCCGTTCTAAAGCCGTTCAGCTCAGAAGCAGTATAGAAAAAACTAGAGATTCAATCGAAGCAGATAAAGATTTAAAAGCTAAGGATATAATGAATCTATACATGCCAGCAGCTCAAGCAATTCAAACAGGTGAAACTGGAGACGAAATGATAGATGGATTGCAAAGAGGTACTATTATAGATTTTCTTACAGACGCAGGTTATTCAAACGAAGAGGCAACAGAGGAATCTTATAAACTTTTACGATCCAAAGATTTAAACAAATTTCAAACTTTAGGTCTTAACTATAGATTGGATGATTCTAAAAGAGACGCTTGGAATGCTGCTACAGGTTCAATAAACAGCTTTACAATTAATTTAGTAGGTAAAGCAAATGCTGTGCTATCAAGAAGTGAAATAGAACAAGTAGAAAAAGAGATCGACGATGAGTTAAGCAAAAATCCTGAAGCTAATGTTAATACCATTTTAGCTGCCAAGGGCATCACTGATCCTAGAGTCAAAGCAAAAGCCGTAAGTAAAAGTGTAGAAGCTCAAAGGAATTTGTGGTTTGAAAAGACAGATTCTTTCAGGAAAGTTGAAAATGAATTTGAAGACGCTTTAGATTCTGTTATTGATGTAACTTTATTTGAAGAAGCAGAACCTGCTGTAAGAAAAAGTTTAAAATCCGAATCAAGGTCTATTTTCCAAGAACAATACAAAACAAAATTAAGAGAACTACAATCAGTTTTAAAAGATGATCCTGATCGTGATGTTAAAATAACAAGGGAAATTCCTACAATACAAAAAGAAATATTAAAAAGTTGGACTGACTTTAAAACTTTGGAAAAACAATTTAGAGACGGACAAGTAAAAGAAATAATCGAAGGAGAAGAATTAGAAATTCCTGAGATACCCGACCTAGAAGAAGCTGAGGAAAACATTGATAATGTATTGAACTCTTGGGTTGAAGGTTTATTTTCCGCTTACGCTCCTAGTCTTTTACCTTTTGGAACGGTAGGTGAAATTGTTGAAGCTACAGCTAAAAGAGAAGAAATAGAAAGAGAAATTATTAGAGCCGATATTCCTTTAAACGCTAAAGATAGATCAAAAGCTTTTTCTAAAGCTGATTATATAGAAGGTTTATTAAACACTGACCAATATAAAGATAACACTGATTTACAAGAAGGTGTAAAACTTATAAGACAATTCTATGGTTATCGTACTCCTTTTGAAATAGATCAAGACATGGCTGATGACTTAGATTTTAGGTTTACTCCTATGTATGAAAATGAAGAAGCTTTGATAAAAGAAGGACGACAAGGTTTCAAAGAAATAAAAGAGTATATTAAATCTCCACAAAAACTAGAAATAGATAAATTTCCTATTTACAAAATGTATAATCAGAAGTTTGGTATAAATACAGTAGAGCATTTAAGATATTTTGTAGAAACGCAAAAAAAAGTTTTAAAGTTAAGAAGTAAATAACATGGCTGAAGAAGAAATTCCAGATTGGTTAAAACCTTCAACACCATCGGAGACACTCGTAGAAGAAGAACCTCTGCAAGAAGATACACCTGAGTGGTTACGACCTACATCCGAAGTACCTCCTCCTCCTACACCTGTAGTACCTGAAGATGAACTTGACGATTCTTATTGGGGAAGGTTTACTAAATGGTCACAACCTATTGTTGATCCTACT